CCGATAAAGTTTGACAACATGAAAGAAGCAACTAATTTCACTGCCAGATATGATGACGTCGAGAATTTTAAAATCTATGGAATGAATAATTATGTCTCACAGTTTATTGCCGAGGCATACCCCAAAGAAATTAAATTTGATCGCGAGGATGTAAAGGTCTGCGCGATTGATATTGAGGTGGCGTCCGACGATGGATTCCCCCAACCCGAGTCTGCTGAGAAGCAGGTCATCTCCATCACAATGAAGAACGAGAAAGGACCATACCGAGTCTGGGGTCTGTATGATTATGAGGTAAAGAACAGCGACATTATCTATGAGAAGTGTGTGTCGGAAGTTGAATTGCTACTCAACTTCATGAAAGAGTGGTCAATGGATACTCCTGACATTATTACTGGTTGGAGCACCAAGACTTTTGATATTCCTTACCTAGTCAATCGTATTAATAAACTGATTGGTCCTGAGACTTCTGCCAAGTTCTCTCCCTGGGGCATCGTGCGCGAGCGCAAGGTAAATGTGGAGGGTCGCCCTCATCAAACTTATGAGATTGTTGGCGTTGAGCATCTTGACTACCTAGATCTGTTCAAGAAGTTTACTCTGAACACTCTTGGGCGGCAGGAGTCTTATCGACTTGACCATATCGCCTTCGTTGTCCTTGGAGAACGCAAACTCTCCTATGATGAATATGGAACGCTTCATGCTCTATACAAGCATGACTTTCAGAAGTTTATTGATTATAACATTCGAGACGTCGAACTTATCTTTCGGATCGATGAAAAAGTTGACCTGATCTCACTTGCTTTGACCATGGCGTATCGTGGTGGTGTAAACTACAGCGATACCATGGGAACGACTACTATTTGGGATACCATCATCTATCGTATTCTGCAGGGAAGGAAGATTGCCGTTCCGCCCAAAGTCGAGAAACCAAAGACTCAGTTTCCTGGTGCTTATGTGAAGGAACCTCAGATTGGTTCACATGACTGGATCGTATCCTTTGACCTGAACAGTCTGTATCCCAATATCATCGTTCAGTATAACATGTCGCCCGAGACCGTGCTTGATGGTATCGTTCCTAATATGAGCGTGGAGAAAATACTCAAACGTGCTAGCGGATCTGACGGGAAGTATTCTGTCGCTCCGACTGGTTCTCGATTCTCTCATGAACAGCAGGGTGTAATCCCTAGCGTGATCAAGCAGTACTATGAAGATCGCCGTGTGATTAAAAAGCATCTGCTTGAAGCAAAGCAAGAATACGAGAAGAATAAAACTAAAGAATTGGAGAATCGAATCTCGTCTCTGGACAATCAGCAAATGGCGATTAAGATTCTAATGAATTCGCTTTATGGTGCGCTAGGCAATCGCTGGTTTCGTTATTTTGATCAGCGAGTTGCGGAAAGCATCACTCTTGCGGGTCAGTTGTCAATCAAATGGGCAGAACGTGCCGTCAATGAGGAGATGAATAAACTTCTTCAGACTGACGAAGATTACGTTGTTGCGATTGACACTGACTCCTTATACATTCGCATGAATCCTTTGGTCCAGAAGTTTAATCCAAAAGACCCAGTCAAGTTTCTTGATAAGATCTGCCGGGAGCATTTTGAGAAAATTATTGCTAACTCTTATGAAGAATTGGCTTTGCTAACTAATGCTTATGAGAACCGAATGGAGATGGGAAGAGAAGTTATTGCGGATCGTGGAATCTGGGTTGCCAAGAAACGCTACATCCTAAACGTGCATAACAACGAGGGTGTGCAGTACTCCGAACCTAAACTAAAGATGATGGGCATTGAAGCAGTCAAGTCCTCGACGCCTCAGATCGTAAGAGACAAATTTAAGGAAGTATTTAAGATAATTGTTGAAGGCGGAGAGAAAGATACGCAGAAGTTTATTCGTAATTTTAGGGAGACTTTCTCCAAATTACCTCCGGAGGACGTGTCCTTTCCTCGAGGAGCGTCGAGCCTTACAAAGTGGCGAGATCGTACCTCTATCTACAAGAAAGGCACTCCGATCCATATTAGGGGGTCTCTCGTGTATAATAATCTGCTAAAAGAACTCCACTTGGAAAATCGATATGAGATTATCAAAGACGGAGAGAAGGTAAAGTTTGTTTATTTGAGAACTCCAAATAGGGTTCATGAAAATGTTATTTCCTATCCCATAAACCTTCCAAAAGAATTTGACTTGCATGCTCATATAGATTATAATACAATGTTTGAGAAAACGTTCCTGGATCCATTGCGTCCGATCCTGGATGCGGTGGGTTGGGAAGATGAACCTAAAGCAACTCTTGAAGACTTTTTTGGATGAGGATATATTATGTATAACAAGCGAAAGAATCGACTCGGTGTCGTATCACGTGAGACCATAAACGAACGTGTTCGAACACTATGGGGTGCCTCTACAGTTGAGTATAAACAATGTTCTTGCTGTAAAAAAGTTAAACCCCTTACAGAATTCTACACTAGTTCTAGCGGAACTGAATCATATGGCGTTCGGAATCAATGTATCGAATGCTGGGATGTTTATAACGGCAAGACTCCAAAGCAGGAATCCACTTCCTCTCTAGAAGAGTTTTTAAATGGACCATCAACTAACAATATTTTAGATTATAATACAATATTTGAGAAAACGTTCCTGCATCCATTGCGACCTATCCTGGATGCGGTAGGTTGGAAAGATGAACCTAAAGCAACACTTGATGACTTTTTTGGATAATGAACTATCAACTAACAATATTTAAGAATCAGTTTGACAACAAGACTCATCGTCGTCTGACCGTAGATTCCTGGTCAGACTTCGTTGATCTGTTGGGCGGACTGTCTCAGAAACGAGGTCAAAAAGGTGGTGGCAACAATAGTAGTCCTCTTATTTCTCCTGCTGTTTATACCGAGGGTACTACTCGATCTAATAAGAATGTTGTTTATTGGGGTGGTTGGGCTGCTGTTGACGTTGATGATTATATCATGGATAGTGCAGAATCTGCTCTGGGGTTAGAAAAGGTAATCCGTTCTCGTTTTTCTCACTGGGACTTTGTTTGCTATAGCACTGCCAGCAGCAAGATTGAGAAACCTAAGTTTCGTCTAGTCTTTCGATTGAATCAGCATGTCTCAGCAGAAAAGATTCGTCACTTCTGGCATGCACTCAATAAAGAACTTGGAGAGATTGGAGATGAGCAAACCAAGGATCTGAGTCGTATGTATTATGTGCCTGCTATATATCCGAATGCTCACAACTTTATCTTTGCTCAGACAACAAACAAACCAATTGATGTTGATTCTCTCTTAGAAAAACATCCTTATACTGAAAAGACCGGAAATGGCTTCCTAGATAAACTGCCTCTGGAATTGCAGAAGGCGATTATTGAGCATCGAAAGAATCAACTACAAAATACAAATATCAGATGGACATCATATAGAGACTGTCCTTTCTGGCCAAGAATGCTAGCGGCAGAATACCAACAGATCTCTGAGACTGGTTGGTATCATAAGATGTATCAGATTATGGTGGCAACTGCAGGAAATGCAATCAAATGTGGATACCCCATTACCGCAAATGAGATTGCTAATCTTTGTCGAGAATTTGACAAAGAAACAGGAAATTGGTATGAGAATCGTCCTCTCGCGGTAGAAGCGAACAGTGCACTCACATACGTTTATAGGAATGGTTAGGAGGTAGTATGAAAAGAGTTTTGGTGACAGGAGCAGGAGGATTTATTGGTTCTCAACTTTGTCGTCGCCTTTTAAATCAAGGGGTCGAAGTTCTTGGTATTGACAATTTAAACAATCACCTTTATGACCCTCAACTAAAGATCGACAGGATCGGCGAATTTAAATTAGACATAAAGGTTTTTAATTTAAACGAAAGAGAGACTCTCACAAGACTTCTAGAGTCTTTTTCTCCGGACCAAGTAGTGCATCTTGCGGCACATGCTGGCGTTCGTGATTCCCTTGGTAAAGAAACAGAATACCATAAGAATAATATTGATGCAACTCAGTCTTTGATTGATGCTTGTCGAAAACTCAAAAATCCCCCAAAGGTAGTATATGCATCTACCAGTAGTGTTTATGCAGAAACCAAAACTCTTCCCTGGACGGAGAATATTCTAGAGAGTCATCAGTTAAATCCATATGCGTATACAAAATACACGAACGAGTGTCAATTGTCGTCCGGATATGGCACTTTTTATTTTCACAAGATATATACTTGAAGAAAAAGAGATTACAGTGTATAATTACGGAGACATGAAACGCGATTTCACATATATCGAAGACATCTTGGATGGTATTGAGATTGTGATGAAGAATGATGTTGGAACAAATGAGATTTTCAACATTGGTCGCGGTCAACAGGTTCAATTGATGGACTTTATTCGTGCCATCGAAAAAAATTGCGGGAAAGAAGCAAAAATTAACTTCGCTCCTCGTCATCCCGCCGATACGTTAGAAACTTGGAGCAACACTAGTAAATTGCAAGCATATGGGTATGAACCAAAGTTTGATATTGAAAAGGGCGTAGAAAACTTTTGTTCTTGGTATAAATGGTATAATGGAGTTAATCAATGACAGATGAATTTGATAATGTGCCCACCAGCACACAAGCAGAAAAGCAAAAACCAATTAGTCTAGAAAACCCCTTTCGATTAGCGATCGTTGGGCACGGGTTTGTTGGTAAAGCTGTAGAGTATGCATTTACTCACCCCATGATTGATCTTCATGTCGCTGATCCAAAGTATGGGACCACAGTAGATGACCTTATAGACGTTCAACCCAATTGTGTGTTCGTTTGTGCTCCAACACCTATGAATCCTGAAACCGGATTTGTTGACGCATCAATCGTTGAAGATGCTGTTCTTAAACTGATTGAACACACAGATGCACTTGTTGTAATTAAATCAACAGTAACTCCTGATGTTATTGACCGTCTTTACAATTCAATCTTCGAAGATGGTATTGATCGACTCGTATACAATCCAGAGTTTTTGACTGAAAAGAATGCAGAGGAACAATTTGTAAATGCAGAATATCATGTCATTGGTGGTACGCAACGTGCTTCTGCTGAATTGATTGAGATCTATGACGTTTTCAGTCTCTGTAAGTCAAACGAATACTTCCGTATGAGTGCATGCGAAGCAGCGTTCGTGAAGTATGGCGTCAACACTTTCTTGGCGACCAAAGTAACTTTCTTCAACCAACTGTTCGACCTTGTGAATGCATATCAATGTAGTTATAATGTCGTTTCTCGAGCAATCGGAAGAGATCCTCGTATTGGAATCGGACATACGCGAGTCCCTGGGTATGATCGAAAGCGTGGATTTGGTGGAGCATGTTTCCCGAAAGACATTCAAGCATTCTTGAAGTTCTCTGAAGAACACAAAGAAAACGGTGACATAGTTTGCTTTAATCTTCTTCAAAATGTTATTGACATCAACAATAATTATCGTAAGATGTACGACCTTGACGATCGAGAGAAAGCAAATAATGTAAAGTTTGAAGCGATTGGTGATAAATCAAGCTTGCCTTTTGACTTGGAATCGGTTAAAATTGTAGATGGACCAATTGATGGAGAAATTGTAGATGAGTCTAATGGACAAGTTGAAGAAGAACAGCAAACTCAAAACAACGGAAGTTCTGTCTGAGAGTAAGTTCTTTACTGAAAAAGACATGGTACCAACTGATGTGCCGATGGTGAATGTTGCACTTTCGGGTTCTGTTGACGGTGGAGTAACGCCAGGATTGACTGTCCTGGCAGGACCATCAAAACATTTTAAAACATCATTTGCCTTACTCATGGCAGGTGCATATCTAAAGGCGAAGGAAGATGCTGTACTTTTATTTTATGATTCGGAGTTTGGTTCACCCCAGTCTTATTTTGAACAGTTTGGAATTGACTCTTCTCGGGTTCTTCATACTCCTATTACAAATGTAGAAGAACTCAAGTTTGATCTGATCAATCAACTTGAAGAGATGGATAGGAATGATAACGTTATTGTTGTTATTGACTCTATTGGTAACTTGGCATCCAAGAAAGAACTTGAAGATGCGATGAACGAGAAATCTGTCGCTGACATGTCTCGCGCCAAAGCACTGAAGGGTCTGTTCCGTATGGCAACTCCTTATCTGGCAATGAAGAACATTCCGATGCTGGCAGTGAACCATACCTATAAAGAGATTGGTATGTTCCCGAAAGATATCGTTGGCGGTGGTACTGGAATTTATTATTCGGCAGATAACATCTGGATTCTTGGACGCCAGCAGGATAAGCAGGGAACTGAGATTAAAGGTTATCATTTCGTGATCAATGTGGAGAAGTCACGCTATGTTAAAGAGAAGTCTAAAATCCCTATTTCAGTTTCTTGGGAAGGTGGTGTGCAGCGTTTTAGTGGTCTGCTGGACGTTGCTCTTGCTGGTGGTTACGTTGCAAAGCCTTCTGTTGGGTGGTATCAGCTTGTTGATACTTCAACTGGGGAACTGGTCGGATCTAAAGTTCGTCAAGCAGATACCCTTAGCGAAGAGTTCTGGCAACCAATTCTCCAAGGGACCGATTTTCCGGAATTTGTAAAGAAGCAGTTTCAGATTGGTCTGCCCACTCAAGTCGATCCTGAAAGTATTGTGAGCGTTAATCCTGACGATGAATAAGAAAATCGACCTTGAAAAATTGTCCGAGAATGTTGACTACGAACTCGTCCCTGTAGATAATGTTGAAAATGATCAGGCATGGGACATTCGGATCTTAGGGGGTGAGTTTGTAGAAACTATAATACGTTATGGCAACATAACCTTCGATGGAGTCAGAGATTGTTTGACTTTTAATTTTGCCGTCATTTATTCTCCTGATCCAGAAGTCACTTCTGAAAATGTAGAAATTCAAGAGCATGCTGGTAAGATTCTGGAAGATATTCTAGAAAGAGCTTATCACGAAGGTTGGTTTGTGATTAG